ATTAACTTACGGATCATCTCATAATCTCTATTCAATTGAAGTGGGCTGTGATTATGATGAGACCGCCTGCGCCTTTTGCGCCGGTAGCTCCGCTAGTTCCGGCCGCGCCTCCTGCGCCGCCAGCACCAACGCTGTAGGAATAGGTCGTCGCAGGAGCCGCGATGAGAGCTTCGGAAAGAGCCCCGCTGTTGCCGCCCCAGCCGGAATTGTACGATGCGTTGATGCCGTATCCGCCTGCGCCGCCACCAGCCCCGTAGCCGGTGGCGTTGCCTGCCGCCACGATGCCCTGTGCGGACGTGCCGGGGCCGCCACCACCATAAGGAGACGATGCACCGGATGGAGTGAACCCCGCCGTACCGGCCCCTGTATTCAGTGTCCCGGTGCCGCCACCGAGCGCGCCAGGGACATTCAAATAGCCGCCGGACGCCGCCGCGGGCGTCGGATAGGCGAACGTCGCGTTCGAGGGCGTCTGAGGACCGCCCCCTGCGGTTATCGGACCAAATGTCGTATCGCCGCCGGCAACACCCACCCCAGGCGAGCCAGTTCCGCTACCGCCGCCCCCACTCCCGCCGCCCACACACACGACTTCGATGTAAGTTACATTGGCCGGCGTCGGGTAAGTTCCAGATCCCGTAGTGTAGACGGTGACGACCGGTGTGTTGACGGCAGGTGCGCTATAGGAAATGATCTGCCAGACGCCGCTTCCGAGATACGCCGCGAAGGCCGATCCGCCGCTTTGAGCCTGAAGATTTCCGCCTGTAGGCGTAAGAAGTGACGTGCTCGCCGTTATTAGCGGCGACCCTCCGAACGCCACGAAATAGAACTGCGACGCGGTAGACGCCGAGCTTCCGAACGAAGTTATGCCTACGGAACCCGTGATGCTGGCGTTATGGGAAAGGATTGTGCCGAGATCGACCGTCGCTGCCGAGGCGATTGGCGTTGATGTGAGAATGGGTTCCGACGTGACGGAGCTTAGCTGGAAATTTCCGTTGGACGCGCTGTAGGTAACGAGATATTGGTTTCCGGCGACGATATCGCCATTGGTAAGATTGGTTGGACCGGTCGCGGTCGGTTTTACAACGTTGAGAGGCGTCCCTCCATTCGGGGTAAGAGTGAAAGCGGATGTGTTGGAAAGTCCCGCGATAAACCCGATCTGTTGGCCGTCTGTGGATGTAAAATTGGAGGCTGTTACGGTTTGGCTATTGGCAGACCCGGATGAGATGTTCGCCCACGAATATGTCGTCGCGGACGTGTCGGCTGTGGATTGATCCCAAATCAGATTGCCGTTGGCGTCTAAGACCTTTTCCCGATATTGGCCGGACCCGTAAATTATGGCCCGACCAGAGCTATCGAGGATGACGGGGTTTGAATTGGCGACGGTCTGGCCGCTGTTTTGGTAGGTTGATTTCGGGGTGCTGGTGTTGGGGATGTAGAAATAGACCTGTCCGCCCGAAAGCGGCTGGCCGTTGTTGTCGAGAAACACCTGTTCGCCCGGCGGCAAGAGGGTCGCCCCCGAGGCGCACGCCACCGTTACGAACAGCGCGAGCAGGAAGCCCGCGAAGCGTTTAAGCATCATCGTTTCCTATCGGGATAGGGAGGGGAAAATATGGGTGGAATAGTCGGCGCAGCCATCGGGATCGGGCTGCTGTTTCTATGGCTAAAGGGCCATTGGTTCGGCGGCGTCGCAGCCGGACTTGTGATATTCTGGCTGTTCCAGATGGCGACCGGCGACTACCACGATCCCGCGTACTACATCATAGGACGCGGGATTATTTCGGCCCTAGTTGGCTTCACACCCTACCTGGTCTGGGGACGATCAGCGTATTATTGAGCGCCAAGAGGGCGAGCCTCAAGCATAAAGCGCGCGCCTTTCTCAATCGGCTGGCGAGAGAGAAGGTTCGCGCCGAATGAACCAAGGTTGGTCGCGCCCTGAGTGACGGGCTGAGCATTGTAGGCGCGAGAGACTTGGCCCAAGACGCGCTGTTGCTCCGGTCCAGTGGCGACTAGGCCGCGCGCTGTTCCCTCGATAAGACGCTTGCGAGCCGCCGACGTAAAAGCGTTGTGCAGGCTCCCGTAGACCGCCTTCGCGCCGGTAAGTGCCGCAGCGCCCGCGCCTCCTCCTACAGCCTCGCCGAGGATGGCAGCCGTCGGATCAAAGGGCGCCCCCGAGGCAGCCGTATATTTCTGACGCACAGACTGTTTTTCAGCGGTCTGAGAGCCGGCTTGGATTGCGCTTTCTGTCGCCCTCTTTTTCAGTTCACTATCAAGAGCATCCAGCATATCGGATGCTTTTGGGAAAACAGTTTCAAGCTTATGCCGGTTTGCCGATGATTTTGCGAAGAGGCTCCGAGCTTGAGAGAAATCTCCCTGTCGAGCAGACGAAAGAGCCTGTTCAATAGCTTGACGCGCGCCCTGTTGATGCGCTTCAATTTCTGCCGGAGATGCGGTCTTCATCCATGATTTCAGCGCGTCAGGCGTATCCTGAACGCCTTCAACCCCTTGTCTCTGTTGGAATATATCCATCCCTTTACTAAAAGCGCTACCAACAAGGTCTTCATATTTGGACGTAAGCTGCTTGATGAGGGAGTTAGCTTCATCCGGCCCTAGAACGGCTGCGAGCTTTTGCTGAGTGACGCCCTTGTTTGCCAACATCGCAGCCTTTGCCGCCGGGTTGGCCGCACTTTGCATCTGCGCGTTAAATGCCGCCCTAGTTCCAAGCTTCGCGGCCTCCTGTTCGCCGTCTGACGCTTTAGCCATAAAAGCCGCCAAAGCTCCTGGCGTCGAGTTGACGCCATTATTTCGGAAGATACTCTGCCCTTGGTTGAATGCGTCTTGAGCGGCCGAAAGTCCGGCCCAAGATTGACGAGCCACCGCGTAATCCGGATTTACCTTATCTAACTCTCCGAGATACGCGCGCCGCACCATATCAAAAGCGCGTCCTTCCTCACTAAGACGACCCGTGACGGAGTCTTTCGCGTTCTCTACCATCGCGTCAAGACCCTTCTTGACGATGTTTAATGTCCTCATATTAGGAACACTTCCGACGATAGGATCGCCATTCGCATCCGTCCCGATAATCGCATATTCTGTCGGGTTGAACGGCTTCCCTTCGGCCAAAGATTCAAGGCGTTGTATCTTCACGCCCTGCGCGATGGCCGGCTTCACGATCGGATCATCAAGAAATTGTTGAATACGTGGATTCCATATTGCTCCTGGGGCGCTCGCGGTGCCATCAGCTTGTGCCGCTCGGAGGCGCGTTCGAATTGCTTGCTGGATTTGTTGCGCGCCAGTCAAGGCTTCCTGAGCCTGCGAGACGGCGGAATTAGCTTCTTGGGTTGCGCGAGAAGCAGCGCTATTGGCATATACGTTATTGCCAGCCTGAGACGCCTTGGCGGCCGCAAGTGTCTGCTGCTGTTGAGCTGAAATAAGGGCCTTTTGCGTTTGCGAAACCTGATCTGTAGCGTCCGAAAACGCATTGGAAAATTGCGTCTCAAGAGGAGCGACACTTCCGCCTTGCATCGCTTTTGCGTAGAGAGGGGCCGCTGCCGCCGATCGACTCTGAATCATTTTTTGCAACTGCTCGTAAGGATCGACGGACATTCCTAGGCTCGCATCCAGGGCTGCCTTCGCTGTGGCGTTGTCTACAGTATTTGCTGCCGTGCGAGTCTTAATGTCATTCACAATAGCCTGTGCATCAGGCTTAGGTCCAAGCGTCTTATTGACGATAGCCGCCATATTGTCGTTTGCATTCGTCCCGCGTACAGCCGCCGCATTTTTCAATACAGCCGTAGGCGTACCGCCGAGGGACGCTATTCCTTGGGCCTCATTCGCCATGAGAGGATGCACATCGGCGAAGGTCGCGTTTGAACCCATGCTCGCGATCTTGGCCCGCGCTTCATTTGGCGTCATCCCCGCATCACGAAGCATATTCGCCATGTTCACGGCTTCGGGCGACGTGCGGTTGAGCATGTTGGAAACCGTCCCAACAGCTTTTCCGACGCCAGCGCCGACGACGGGGCCTAGAGCGCCCCCTAAGCCGCCATAGAAAGCGCCGCTCTTGGCATTCTGCACGGTCAGGCCATTGCGCACCACGTTATCAGTCGCTCCGATCCCCGCTCCTGTAGTCGCGCCCACTAGGGCGTTTACGACAAGGGGAGCGCCTTCAGCAGCGCCAAAGGCAGCCGGGGCGGCGAGCATCGCGGGAAGCGTGCCCGCAATTCCGCCGCTCACATTAAGCGCCGTATTTGCGACGGGATGCTGAGCGGCGAAGATCTTGTCCATGCCCTCTTGAGTAGCGAGGGAACTGTTATAGCGATCAGACCATGAGGTCCCTTGCAACTGGTCTGCCGGGGAGTAAAATCGATTGAGAACCGGGGCCAGCGTGGCGTTGGTCGCCGCGTCCATACGATTTAGGAGGCCGCCTGCAATCGGGACGCCCGTGGCTGCGGCGCGAACGGCATCGTTCACCCCGATAGGCGTTGCAGGGGCCGGAGGGAAGGCTGGGGACGCAGCCGGGCTTGTCGAGGTAGGATAGTCCGAAAACGGATCGCTAGCCCCCGCCTTGGTCGCGACAGGAGCGGAAAGGGCGCTCTCGGAAACCGAGAACGAATCCCCCGAGGAAGGAGCAACGGTTGTCGGATAGTCCGCGAACGGGTCAGACGCAGCCGGCGCGGCCTTTGCGGACGCGGTAGGATAATCCGAAAATGGATCGGCCCCTTGTGTGGCTTTTGCTATGGCTGCGCTCGCGGGCGCGGGCGAAACCTTCCCGCGATAAAACATCGTGCTCCCGAGGCTGACGCCCTGTTGGCCTTTCGCAAAAGCCGGGACTGGACGGCCGAGTTTTGCCTGCAAGCCGGGGGCGTAAAAGTACGTCGCACCACCTGTCGGGTCTGGGATGTGACCGGAGGCTACGGCGTCCAGAATATCCCCCGCCGCCTGATATTTCGGATCGTTCGGAGAAATCGCCATCAAGGCTTGCGGATGATCAGCCCACGAGTCAAATTGCCCTGGAGCGAGCGCGACACTCTGTAGGTTCGGCCCTCCATACGTTCCGGCGCGCGCTCGATTGATCATCGTGGAAGCCACGCCGGCCAACGCCATCGGGTCGCCCTCTTCGCCCAGCATGGTGCGAATGGTGATGTCCCGGTCCTGTTGGCTCATTTGGAACGGCGCGTTAGTGGCGTCCATTATTGCGCGGCCATCATCGGATTAGGGCCTTGCGCAGGCGCGGGCGCTTGTGAGAAACGGTTACCCATCATAAGCTGCGGAGAAGGTGCGGGTTGCTGGCGTCGAATCATTTCACCATGAGCCCCGATCATTGACGCCACGGTCTGCAAAGCCTGAGACGCCCGCGCGTAGTGCTGTGCAACCCACTTGCGCAATTCGAGGGGTGTCGGGTCTGGTCCGGGCAAATCCTTGAGATATTTTGGCGCATCGAATGGCGACATGACGCCATCGGCCACGACCTGCCCCACGGCGGTCAGGATATCCTTCGTCTTGAGGTCCGGCTTGCTCAACAGCGTCTTGAGGTGAGCCGTCACCACGGACTGCTTATGGATCGCCTCCATGAGCATTTCCTTCGAAGGGGGGACGAGCGGCGCTTGCGGTTGCCCAGGCATGCCCTCTTGCTGAGGCTGCGGGCCTTGCGGAGCCGCCCCGAGCATGTTCTGCCCTGCTGGCATAGCGCCTTGCTGGGGCGCCGCCTGGGGAGCCACGCCTAGCGTCCCCATCATGGCGGGGGACGGACCATCGTTGTTCCCCCCTCCACCGGGCGCGGGGCCTGCGCCTGCCAGCCTGTTAGCCATTACGGGGTGCTACCTTGTGGCTGCAACATTCCGGTCTGCTTGGCGATATCGTAGGACTTGACAAATTTCTGATACGCCGGACTCGTTGACGGCCCAAGAGACGCCTTGAGCTTCGCACGTTCTTGCGGAGACATCATATCAAAGCTGAACGCCCTCGGGTCCATGCCCTGGTAATAGCTGGATTTGAAGTCGCTGTAGGTCTGTCCAGGCTTGGCCTGGGTTGGGAAAGCCTTCGGCATGGCGGCGTCCATTCGATCCATGCCAATCTGTGTTTTGATAAGCCCAAGGTTTGCCGGCTGTGTCAGGTCAATATTTGGATTTGAGCCGAGAGCGGCCGAGAGTGCGTGGTCGGATCGTCCCGCCGCTTGGGCGCCAGTGGCATATTTCAGCAGATATTTCTTGGCCTCTTCCCTGACTTGAAGATCGCTCGTATTCGGGTTGATAACGCCCGCAGTTGTAAGAGCGCCCTTGAGCGTTGCCCATTGTGGCGATCCGGGGCCAAAATTTGCGTTAGACAACCGCTGAATGAGAGGCAGCGCTTGCTGAAGCGGCCTCATATTGGACAGTATGCCAGAGCCGCGAAGCTGATCCTCGAATAGAGTTTTTCTGTCCGCCGCTGAGACCTCCGAAGCCCCCGGAGGTGCAGATCCCGCATAGCCTCCTGGCTGTTGCGCCATAGAAGCGGCTTTTGCGAGCGGAACCATCTTCGGCGTGAGGTCTGAATTAACGCCGGCCTGAACCGGAGAAGCCTGCGAAGGTGTCGGAATTGTTCCCGCCGCTCGCGTTGACATATAGGCTTTCGCCCCCGCATCATCGGGAGGAAGCGACGAGATCAGAGAGTTATAGTCAGCGCTGCTAAGTTTCCCGCTCCATAGCCGCTGCGAGAGGACTTGGACCATCCCGGCGCGAGTCGGTTGCGAATTGGCGTCGCCTATAGCCTGCGAAAGTTGATCTTGACGAGATGATGCTAGGCTGGCGGCATTGCTGATCTGTCCCCCTTGGATTCCCACATTGCGCTGTATCGCCTCCGGGGCTCCATAAGCTGCGGTAGGATTCCCCTGGATTGCCAAATTGGCGGCGGCAGGATCGTAGACTCCATTCGGACCTATCGCTCCGGAATATGCTTGGCCTATGGCTTGGTTCGCGCCATACTGTGCGCGCAACATCTGATTTTCGGTATTCAACACTTGGTTTTGCGTGAAAGCATTCGCCAAGCCGACCGTCTGCCCTAAGTTCCCAATTGGGTCAGGCCGCTGCTGGTTAGCATATATGCTCGTATCAATGCCGGACATCTACTCAGCCCTCATGGGAGGTTGTACCCGGAATCTTGCAGACCGTCCTGCTGGCCATTGGTCATCCCGAGATAGTTGCTCGTCCCGTTGTTATAGCCGGAACCGCCCCCGAGAAGGTTGCTTAGCAAATACCCCTGGACGCCAGAGTTTGCGGCCCCAGACACCGCATTTCCCGTCGCTATCGCCGCAGCCCCGGCCGCGTTGCCGGCTCCCAGCGTGTTGGACGCGATGCTGTTGCCCGTCGAAATTCCCGCATTGCCGACGCCTGCCGCCGCGTTCTCGCCAAGCGATTGCTGTCCTGACAACATATTGTAGGTGTTCTGCCGGTTGGTCTGGGCATTGCTAAACTGGTTTTGATAGGTGCTGTCCGCTAACCCTGTCGCATAAGCAGAGGCTCCCTTAAGAGCCGCCCCGGAAATCCCGAGCCCTCGCGCTGCCGCGCTGTTTTGGACGGATTTCAGCCCCTGCGTAAGGTTGAACTGATAACCAGGCGTATTCTGAAGCGTCGCTTCATTCATATTGATTGGCGCTGTCAGGTCCGGCAACTGATCGTTTAGATCAGTGTTCGCTGTGTATCCCTGCTGAACATATGGGTTTAGAAGCGCCTTGTCCTGATTGAACATATTCATCTGAGTATTGCTGGCGGTGTTGGCGGCATTCTCCTGCGCGCTAGCCGCCGTCGAGGCCCCGTAGATGCCAGCCCCAGCGGAGAGGACGCCCGCGCCTAAGATTGCAGCGGCGACCATTCTAATCCCCTATGAATTTCGAGAAGCCCGATTCGTCTTGTTTCCATCCAAGTCGGGCGAAGATAGGAGAAACGTCGCACCAAGTTTTGCAACGATTTGTCATCTTCATAACACCGCGCGCGCGCATCGCCCGTTCGACCTCTTGGAACAGTCGCACGCCTACCCACGGGCCGCGCATCGCAGGCTCAACCCAGTAGAGATCGAAGTGCGCTAAGAGCGTGGACTTGTAGTGCAGGCCGCGCTTTACAAAAACGAAAGCGTAACCAACCAATGCCCCAGAGCTTCGCGCCGCCGTTATGTGCAAGATGCCGCAATCTGCCGACGCTTGGTACTCGTCCCAATCGGGATCAAGGGGGATATAATCCGCGTCTTCGGGGTCAGAGATTTCCGCCCAATGGGACTGCCAAAGGGGGAGGATTTCAAGCTTTATCTCGTCCCAAGGTTCGGTCGAATACGTAATCAGGGACAACGTATATCGACCAGAAGGTTTATGCGGTCATCAGCGCTATTGTTCACGACCTCGTGCTCCGCCGAGGCGTCGAAGTGCCACACGTCCCCCGTCCGCATCGTCACAGTCTCATCGGCGGCTCGGAAGATCGACCCAGGTAATCCGCAAAGGGAAACATGATACCGGGAGTAGTAGCTGGCATATTTCCCGATGATGTCCTTGTGCGGAAGAATGCGTCTCCCCGGCCTCAACCTAGTGAGAATAATCCGGCCAAGCCGTTCTCCCCACACCCGAGACATGAGGTCCGCCACGATCTGTCTGGCCGGCAGAAGCACGCTGGCCGCCGGATACCAAACGGCCTCTAGGTCGTCTGCGAAGGCACTATCGAACTGGCCTTTATCCTCATTGAACCGCAGCCAAATGTCATCGACCTCGGCGTGAGGTGTCCCGTCAAATGTGGTGCGCCGGGTATTCTGGTTCCAAAGCTCGGCGTGATTGGCGAGCGCGTTTATTACGGGAACCGTATCGACGCCCTGAGCAATCTGCGTAAAATGCTTCATCAATTAGCACCCCAGCGCCTTCGCCATACCTTTGACGCGCTTTTTCACGTCCTTCATCATGCCTGGATCGGACTTATGGCCCTCCGCCCGCATGATATCGCGCATCGCGTCGTCAACCTTCCACTTCCGGTTATCATCCATCGCAGGCGCGACCTTGTCGGCAGCTTTGTCGACGGCTTTGAATTTCTCGGTCATCATGACCTCACGTTGGGATGAAATTGATCGTAGGTACTGCGGAATAGACGATTGTCACCAAGTCGTTCGCAGCGACCGCCACACACCCACTCGTCAACCCCAGCGGGACATTAGAGACGCGAGCCCGAGAGATTGTCACCGCGCTAACCGTGCCACCGCTAATGGCTAGGGAACCGTTGTAGGGCGCTTTGTACGTGAACGGGCTCTCGCCTACCGTAACCGGACGGATCGGGCCAGGAACGCCCCCAAGCTGGCTGAGATAGCCAAACCACGGCTGCGACATTTGCCCTGAGCCGTCGAGGATCGGGACCGCCCAAGAGGGGGCATTCGGGTTGACGCCCATGTCAACTCTTGTGCTTTATCATTTCGATGAACGCGCCCTGAAGCGCCGTGTTCATCGGGGCTGACCATGATACCTCAAAAACCCGATCTCGCGCCATGCCTAATCGGTTCCATTTTACACTGGCCAGATAGTCTCCTTCGGAGCCGAGGCTTTGCTCGACGGGGTTTCCATAAGTCGCCCCTCGATTGTCCGACCATCGCAGACTGATTTGCGGCGGATCGCTCAACACGCTACCCGCGAGCGTTCCCACCTGGATATCAACGATGATGCTGGTATAGGTGACCCTCGCCCCATCTTCGATAAGATGCGGAAAAGACCGGATGCGTGTTATCGGCTGTCCGTTGTCTGTGTACGCCGAGGAACTAAGCGCATAAAGATTTCCGTTCTGCCAATCGCCAATAATGTTCTGCCCATAAGCAAAACAGCATGAACTCGCCCGGTGTCGGTTGAGGTTTCCATTGTCATCGGTGTATGCCCATTCAAACCATTGTCCGGTTTGAATATCCATTCCCCACGTCGCATTAGCGGTCGGAAACGTCAGAATGTAGAAGACATGACCATCTTGCTGGAAAGTGAAACCGATTGCGTCCGATATTTTTGAGTAAGCCTGAAACGTCGCCTCGATGGCATGCGTCGATATGCGCTCAACATTGTATCCCACGAGTTTGAGGACAATGGCCTGTCCTTGCCGATCCTGAGACAGCCAGAAGGCGGAACGGTCATTTGCCGCCACAGAGAAGGGGGCTACGCAGCCATGCTCGATGAATACGCCAGGAAGAGGCTGGAACGTGAAGTCTGCCGCCCCTGAGTTAATCCAGCCTTCTGTGGTTAACTCCCCTATAGGCCAGAGCGTATTGTAAACGACGATCACCCTCGCAATCGCATCTGCCGAACCGGACTTGGCCGCAATATCGAGAGGATCGAAAGCGGGAGCCGCAGTCGCGACGGTATAAGTGAAGCCTGAAACATTGCCTATCTGCGTCGCAGGAGCCGTCAGCACATCGCCAATGGCATATCCCTGTCCACCAGGATCGACGGTTACGCCAGTAACGACGCCCCCTTGCACAGTGATGTCGCCAGCCGCCCCTATGCCGCTACCACCCGTGAACGCGACCCCGTAATATGTACCGTTTGAGCCGCCAGTTCCGGAATTACTTATTATCCCACTCCCTACACTCGTTTGAGTTAGTAGCGAAAAGGACACTTCCGAGAGACTTATGTATAGTTCGTACGTTACAGGTAGATTGAAAATGAAATATGTCGTATTGTAATCGACAAAATTGGACCCGAGATAATTAGGGTCTTTTATCGTCCCCCATGTTCTAGGAATTGGATTTCCGCTTACGGAAGGAGGGGTAATATCGATGCAATATCCAACCTTGGTCCCGTCAACTATAATGACGACAATGCCGTTGTCGGAGAACGAAACGTTCGTTGTCTGATAAGGAATCGATCCAAGAAACGTAAAAATGAAGCTGGAGTTTACGTAATAGACATTCTCGCCGACGCAGGCATATAAATCGCCATTGGTCGCCCGATATACGCCTCGGCACGGTCCGATGACGGGCGGCGTCCCGAGAAGCACAAGTCCAGGCGTTGGATACAGGGTCGCGGGTACAGGAGCTTGCGAGCCCGGCGGGTTTGCTTCGGAATATAAATTAATCTGCCTCTGCGCGCTAGCGATAAGCGATCTGTTCTGATAAGCGCCGCTTGTGAGAGCAATCCTCATCAGTTTGATCTATCGGAATAGATATTGTACCTAGCCCCTTGGGCAGTAAGCCCAACTGGCAGTCCTAGAGACGGAACCTGTGTATTAGCGGAGCGAATCGTCGCCGCCGACGCGCGCGCTAGCCCCAACAATTCCCTAGATGCATCGATCTGGTATTTGACGCAGAAGCGGATTGCGAGTTGAAACTCAAAAAATTCTTCGTATTCTGGCGGCGAACTCAAGAGCGTCGTCAGATTTGCGTAGGTCGAAAGCACGTCCTTGACCAGAATGTGAATCTCGAACTGCCCAGCGTAAGGAACCGGGTTGATGTAGAGGAAACCTGTCGGATATGGCACGCCCTGCGGAGTTAGTTGCGTGATGGTGTTAGGCGCGATGACTTGAGTATTGGCGGCGTCGTAAAAGACATATGCTGGCCAAGATGGCATAGATTTCAATGCAATCCTGTTCCAATCCTCTCTTGATTGCAACAAAATCAGCGGATAATCAACGGCATAACCGCCAGGTTGGGAGACGATGACTGTCTGATTCCCCCCAAAATCCGCATTGAAGTCAGAATTGAAATCGCCTCCCGTGAAGGGACGATTGGAATTGGTCGACCCTGGAGCGCCGGTGAAATACTGGCGAAAATAACATCCGTCCTCTAACTGATCTGGACGCGGGATCGAGAAGTTCCCGTTCAGTCCCACGGTGTAAATGTTCAATCCTGTCGTCTGGCAGGCGACATCCACCGTATGCCAGATGAACCATCGTCTGCGATTGAATTGTCCTATCATCGCATTAAAGCGCGATAAACCGTAGTTCACATCCTCTGAAAGTGGGGTCTGCCCGACGCCGATAACACCCACATCCTCCAAAGATCTGACAATTATATCGCGGACGGTGCTCATTGAAATTACGCCAGAGCGACGGGGCCGAACCATGCGCCATAGGCGGAACACATGAGCATCGCCGTCGTGGCTGCCGCTACTGCGACGCCAGTTGCCCCGGCCGTTCCATTGATGGTGTCGAGGATTCCGGACGAAAGTGACGAAACGGTATTGGCGAACACTTGGAGCGACTGAGCGCCGTTGTTTGTCACCATCACGATCGCCCCCGGTAGAGACGGCGGCAGCATGACACTGTCGGCCGCCGACGCGGTGACAGTGACATGGTTGATGCCATAGGCGAGCAAAGGGGCGCCGGTGGCGCCACCGCCAGCCAAAGCGGTAATGGCGTCTCTGGAATTGCGGAGTCCGTTTCCAACAGCCTCATTAAGCGACTGCCCGGAAACCAGATGCGGCCCCAAGGTTTTGAAGGCTTGCGGAGTGGAGATACCGGCCATAGAGGTCAATCCTTATCAGGATGGATGATGCGAGGGCGGCCGGGCTTGCGCTTCTCCGGGACGCTCAAGAGGTTTTCGAGGGGAGCGATCTCGGGCGCTTCACCGCCCGAGACTTCGGGAACGCCCAGCAATTCGGCTTCATGCTCTGCATTGAGAGCTAGCACGTCTTTTCCATCGACCTTCACGAACTTGGGAAATTCAATCGGGTCGCGGATTTGGCGCGATTGGTTTCCCGCAGCGAGCGCTTGGGCGAATTGCATGGCTGTTTCCTTTTTAGAGACAGTTACGGTGTCACGTCCGGCACAATGCAGGCCCATTCGCCGCGCGGAAGAACCGCGCCGTAAATTACGTCAAGGCGTGAAATGAGAACGTCAGTTCCGGCCTGATATTGCGTCAACGCGCGCATCGAAACGCCGTCGTAGGTAGCGCGCGCGCCTTCCTGTAAGTTGGGAGGCAATACAAGATCGGCGAAGGCGGCCGTCATAAACTCGGGCGCAAACGCCAGGTTCTTGCGGTAGGTGATGGTTGGAAGAGTCATCAGGTTAATCGCGGCGCCATTGGCAGGACAGACCGTATTCGGCGTAACCGGAGTAACGGTCTGATACTGAACGGGAGTTCCGACGCCGTTGACAACCGCCGGGGCAACGATGCCAGGATAGATAGGAACCGAAGTTGCGCCCGCAGCCACATTCGCGGTGACAACGAATTGCCGAAGCGAACCCGTCGAGAGACCAGTCACACGGTTCACCGCATTGACGCCGGCAATCGTGATGATATCGCCCGCGTTAAGTGTGCCAGTGATGGCGTTGACCAGAAGCGTTGTGCCACCCGGCGATCCGCCCTGACCAGCGCCGTTGAGCGTTCCCGCCGTGAACGAACCGACCGTATGCTTGAGGATCGTCTGATCCTTAGCCCAATCGAAGCCGAGGGCGTTTTTCATCGACCCCGAACGGTATTGCTCGCTGATGGCCGTCGATGGATTGAGAAGACCGACAAGTTGACCTGCGATGCGAGCATCCGAGGTCGGATCGTTGATCGCCTTACGCCGAAGTTCGGGAGCCGAATTGTCGTCGAGCAAAGCGCCGGCCGCCAACCAAGTAAACTGGTTGGGAGAAGTTAGAGCAGTTCCCTGACCAGCTACGAAGTTGCCGGCCATATTGCAGACGCCGCCGCCTCCGCCGAGCGGGGAAGCGCCGCCGCTCCCGTAAGAGCCGGTATCCTGCACGGAACCATAAAGGGTAGTGTAACCCGCCTCCGTGATGGTCATGAGATCAGCGGCAATCGAGCCAGCGAGCTTGTTCATCTTGGGGAGCATCACGCGCTCGGCGTAATCATCCAATTTGAGGGAGCGCTCAGCCGTCGAGAAGCCGGTATCAACACCAAGCTGCGTCTGAAGCGGAAGAGTCGTATACTGTTCGGTCGTGTTCTGGACCGAAGCGGCAGCACCGACGCGAACCGTGTAATCGTTCGGCAGACGAATGCGAACGGTATCTCCGATCTTGGCTCCATCAATAGAGAACATATCGGAATATTGGGTGTTGATGGATTTGAGAAAGCGGTTGGTGTTCTTGAAGATACGCACCGCCATGCGCGTCACCATGTTAATGGTGATGAGAGAATTGTTGAAACCATTGGCCATCTGGGCGCGTCCTGATCTCGGAATAGAAAGAGCGACCCTTTCAAAGTCGCGGTGATTGCTGAAAGCCCGAGATCAGCAGTTTGTCGGACGTGCCCGATGATTGACGCTCATCGGTAAGGCGAGATACCGGTTGCTGTAGTTCCGGCGTTTACCAGCGTTGCGTCAGGATAACCGACCCGATGAAACGGCCCGCTAGGCGGCAGGCGTGGTCTTGTGTTTGTTCTTACCAGCCTTTGGCGGCGAGCATCTTACTCAACTCGCGATCAAAGGTAGCGTCGTCGGCTTTTTCGAGATCGACAGTCGGCATAGCCGATCCACCCACCGGCCTAATCGGAGCCGGAACCTGAGAAACAGGCGTCTTCTTGGGCTTCGTCGCCGCAGCCTTGCGCTGTTCGATGCTTATTGCGATCTTTGTCATTTCCGCCGTAGCCTTGGCGGTATTGCCGGTTCGCAGATAGCCGAGGATTTGGCTCGCCCGGTCCGGGTCGGTCCCAAGTTCATAAAGAACGTCGGAGGCAGCCCCCGTAGCAAGCGCCGCCTCCTGAAAATCCATGCGCTGCAAAGCGCCCATTGCCGTCAAAGGCTGCAAAGCCTCGTCGAAATCCTTGTAGGAGGCTTTCCCGGCGAAATATGCCTGATCGGCTTGCGCGTTGAAGGCGTCCATTCGGGCCTTCTCTGTCGCCAGCTTCTCGACTTCCGAGCGAGGGACATAATCGCCCCCCGGAGCAGGCGACAGATTGGGCGCATGGGTCTCTCCCGAAGCGTGCTGCTTGCGAAGCACCTCAAGCTCGGCCATCGCAGCTTTTGCCCGCGCCTCTGCATCGGCCGCCAACCTTTCGGCTTCCCGCTGCTTCGCGGTCTGCTCAGCGAGCCGTTCCTTCATCCACGCGGGAAGGGGTGTGACTTTCTTGGCTTTAACGGGCTCTGGCGCGGGCTCAGGATCGGCTTCCGGCTCTTCGGCGACAACGGGCTCAGCAACCGGCTCGGCGCCCTCTGCGGGCTCTACAGCCTCGGCAACGGGCGCGACAGGTTCAACGGGTTCCGTGGCGGCAGCGCGAGGCTCATCCCCAACATCCTTCGCCACCCATTCGGCGAGCGAGCGGTCTTCGTCTGACATGCAATCTCCTAATTCACGTATTGCGCACCGATGGCTTCGCTGAAATCAAGCTGGTTCTTGTCTTCGCTCATTTCGAGGAAGGCGTTATAAATCTCGTCCTTCTGGGCCAGCGACACGCCACTGCGCGTCAGCATGTCGCCCAGGATCGTCTTCGCCATCGGAATAAAGAGCGGCCAGTTTAGTTTGACGTAGGTGCGCACGTTCGGCCAATGGTTGCGGAAGGTCACCGAACGTCGGCGATCGGCCGGGACATTTGAGAACTTCGCGTCCTGTAACTGCTCATCGAAATATGCTCCGGCCAGTTCCTCCGCCGTGTTGCGGAATAGTAGCGGGATATCCTCGGGGAAGACGTGGTTAGGCAATGCGCGCGTGAGGTCATATTGCAAGCGGCGCTTTTGCTCACCCATCAATCGGCTCCCGCCGGTTCAAGTGCTTCCTCATTAGCGCTCGCCCGCGAACGGGTCATGATCGACAGGCGTTAGCGTAAATCCACCACGCGAACTGATGAAATGACTTATATCCGGCATCGTCTTGAGCTTTTCTCGCGCTGCCGCGATTTCTTTGCCTCCAGTGACAATCATACTCGTATATTTTTCTGGATTTTTTGTCATATTATTTATATAAAATTGTTCCGGATTATTTTTGTAATAGTCAATTATATTATGGTTAAATTCAATAGACGAGTGTAATTTTAGGGCTTCTTGCAAGTCTCCCGATGCTAAGGAATCCGCGAATTCTGAATCGGCAGACCCTAGATAGTGGGTCGGACGTATTGTCGGCATACCATCGCTATCTATTCCCGTTTCTGCCCCTCTATAAAAATGCAGCCCTGCGTCTGAATTTCCTGGGCTTGTTCTTACGAACCCATACTCCCCTAGAATTCTCGACAATGGCTCATAGCCCAAGTTAGGGTCTAGTTTTGCCGCAGACAACCCGTCATGGAATTCTCCACTGACATAATCTTTGCTTTTAGCGGTTGGGGCCATGTCGAATTTTGGCCCTTTGGACCACCGCGCATAAACATTCCCATTCCCGAAGAGAGAGGATATGTCCGAAAAGTTTGCAATCTTGCGCGGCAAATCTTCCAAGTCGGCGAGTTTACCAGCCCCGCCCTGAGCCAGAGGCAGCGCACCCAAGGCCGCCAGAGCCGCGCCACCATAATTGCCCGCAGCGCCAGCCCGTCCCGCGTCATAGGCCGCCACCGCTTGTCCTACGCCAGGGACCAGACCAGCGACATTCTGCAAGCCGGTTCCGAAATTGCGCGCATAATCCCGCGATGCGCCCAGTCCCGACATAACATCTTGGCCCCATGCGCCAATCCGCTCCGAAAACGTCGGCGTGTAGGAGGTAAGCGTTGCCTCGGGAGAGATACCTTCACGATATAGAACTGATGGCCCGAAATCAGGATGCGTCACATTGGCGAATGGGTCGCCAAGAATCGGCGTCAGGTTGTAATCGTCGTCCGCCATTACGCAGCTTTATTATTTTTATCTATGCGATAAAATTGCTTCGTCTCAGGATGCTGGACGTACCAGTTCCCATCAGAAGCGCGTCTAGCACCTAGCATCGGAGGGTGTTGGAACAAAGGTCCAGCAGAATTTTTATAGGCACTCTTAGAACCTGCGTCACTCTCTCCCGTAATCTCTTCCTCATTTGCATTGCGGATACCCGCAAGGTCATCCTGCGGCATAAGCCCTTGCGCGGATTTGAACGCATCCACCGCCAGTTTGCGCGTATCGTGCGTCTCGTGTTCAATCTTGGAGAGGGCAACCATACGCTCCGTCTCGGCCCGATAGCCGTCTGCGCCCGCGTAATAGGTGTCGATGTCCTTTTGCTCCGCCTTCCCTTTGAGCGCGATCGCATCCTCGGCTATTTTCTTCGTCAGTTCCGACACAACGGAATGAAGCGCTGCGTTTTGCTTCGTCAGTTCCGCTATTTGCTGCTGCAACTGCGGGGGTGGTGCGAGCCCCAAAGCCTGGGGAGGAACCATGCGCTTGAGACGCTGCGCCAACTCGTCCGCCATGGGGAAATCAGCGGCTTTGACGATCAAATCGCCGGCTATCATGATAAGGTCTTTGTTTTGCGAGGCTAGCTGGGTCAGGGCGTTGAACGCTTCCTGACGGCGCGTCGCATAATCCGGGCCGATGTCGGCCTCAACATCATACGTCCCCACTGACGGGTTGAATATGCCCCTGATCGCAGCCATCTCGCCCATTTCGGTCACTTGCATGGCCTGCTTGGCTTGCGGATCGATTTGGATTTCTTGCTCGCTCTCGTCTTCCGCCATGATCTTGATAATGCGCGGGGTATCGTAAACCTTGGGGATCAGGTCAACCAGCATCTTACCAACCGCCCGAATCATCGTCGCCATGCCGTCATTCCAGTGATAGCCGGCATTGTCGCCCTGGGCCTGACGCTCCGAAATAGCTTTCCCTGATTTCGCGTTTTCATTCTCGCCGAGTTGGGCCTGATATTGGCCCGTCACCATCATGATGTCGCTCTCAGCGAGTTTGCGACCCTCAATCAGTGCTTCAGGGATCATCGCCGGCTGGACGCGCTCGGGCTTGCGCATTTCACGGCCCTGGTCATCATATGTTTTGACGGGCAAATAGGCATGGCGGCGCGTGTTGGATGTTTTCCAAAGCGCCTCATGCTCCTCAATGGATTCCGGATCCAGAATCCAAGGCTGGATTGGTTGCGTCGCAATGCTTTCTGTCGTCGCCGACGCCCAATAGTTAAGCTGACGCTGCGCATCCTTCATCGGACGCACATGCCCCTTGCGATCTAGCTGTTTCTCGACGATAGTTTCGTCACCGACGCAGCGGGCAATCGGGATATAGGAGCCAATCCAATCGCGCCGGTCGATGATCGTGGACCCCGCGATGGAAAACCACTCGATGACGGGTTCTTCGATTTCGCGGGTTTTTTTGTCTAAACTCTTGTCTAGCGTCTCCCAGACATCCTTCGGCAGGCGGCTCTTGCGGCCGATGACCTCTTCGCCTGTATCGGGGTTGATGGCCTGGATAAGGGTGTCCCTCCGCAGTGACCTGCGGAAATATTCACAGACGCGGACATGATCTTCGCCAATCCAACCCGTCTCAAGCCCATCTCCCAACGCAGATGATGACATGACGTCCAAGTGGTCAGAATGCTTGAGTCGGTACTCGTCTTTGGGCATATCGTCATACACAAAGCCAAAGCGCGCATCTAAGCCATCTTCGTCGTTTATATCAGGATCAAGATAGATCGTCGTTGGGTCTTTCACGCGACGAATGAACACTTCCTGGTCAAATGTCTCCGGGCCAACGAAATCGGTCACGATCCGTACATAGCCGATGCCTGTGCGAACCATGAAGCGGAACGCGGTCATATAGGCGTTCTTGGCTTGGCTGATGTATTCGATATGCCGGACAATGCCCTCGAATATCTGGGCGGATTCGTAGCTCGCGCCGTTTCCGGTCGGGCGGATATTCACGGATGGTTTATTCTTGCGGGCCTCATTCTCAATTTGCAGACAGTGGACGCGGGTTTTGTTGAGAGTGAGGCTGATCTTGCCGTCAGCATCGCGCGAAGTCAGCATTTCGTCTGGCCATTGCCAGCCGTTGTCAGGATCGGCGCAAACGAATTTTAGATCATCAACCGCTCGCTCGCGGGTAGTCGACTCCCATTGTACACAGCGGTTGAAGCGCTTCTTGGCTTCCTCGACAATTCTGGCGTCGCCCCGAAGCGATTCGAGGTCGCGGTCCTTCCCTATGATGTCTGACATAAATTACGGCGTCTCATCGCTGAATAGACGTGGCTTGCGAACTCGGCCGGGAACCAACTCATCGTCAACCGCGACATCGACGTTATGAGCGTCGCAGAACGCCACCACATGCGGGGGCGCATCCTTGGCGAAGCGCTCGGCGTATTCCGGGAGCTTGCCACGATAGCGCCGGTAGACCATGCAATCGGAACCAGCGCTGTAGGATGCAGCCCAGGTGTAGGTCATCGTCCTAGCCATCCCACTCTGCTCGGGAACACTTCGTTCGGCGCGGTCTGCGGTTTCGGTTTTTTGTATGCCTGATTCCGCACGTGCCACGCCATGACCATTGCGTCCGCCTCATCAGGCGAAGAACCCAACCTCTCGCGAATATCCTCTTTGCTCTCGATCAGTATTCGCCCAGTGCGAGGTCGCCACCGCGCCGCCGTAAGCTGCGCCAGGATGCGATCCCCAACCGGGAGAGCAATAGGCTCTTGCGTCTTGGCCGGATCGAGTGCCTTACGGAAATTCCAATACATTTTGGCGCGAAGATTGGCGAAGCCTAACTGCGTCTCGCTGTCTCCGCCCTCTGCCCCCGCAGAGAACACAATCGCCGCGACGGTTATCTGGTGATGCGTCTTGAGATGATCCCGGGCCGAGCCACCCCAACCTCCCGTCGTATCGACCGCAACCGCCGCGCCGTCTCTCCGTTCCATCAGGATCAGGTCCGCGACCGAAGGACCATCCGGCGTTAGCGCACCGGGGCGCGACTTGATGCGCCCAAATACGTTGCCCTCATACAACGGAGCAAGAACCGTGTTGTCCAATCCCCCTTGCGCGACATCAACCCCGAGCGCCAGCATACGCTTTGCGCCAGGATCAGACCAGCGCGCTTGCGCTTGCCTCACCCATTCCGAGGGGATAACTTGCCACTCATCATCCTCGCGCCCACTTAGGAAATCGCCCTTGAGCAACTGCGAGCGCAACGGCTCAGGCATCGAATTAAGCTGCGCCCGGTAGTTCGTATTCCTCAGATACGGGTTATCGTCCAGCCTCGCCGGGATGAATGTCCGGGAAAGTGGCTTGGAAACCTCATCAAGCGGCGGGTTACACGCGATCTCCTCTGGCGTGGCCAAGCGCCATGTCTTATCAGGGTTGACGAAAATATGCTCCGGTCCATTAGTCCATATCGTGCGAAGCTCTTTCGCATCACCGACCGTCAAGCCGTAGCGTAGCTCCCCGTTCTTAGCTGGCTTCGGGAACAGCGGGTCAAGCCACGGCGCGAACCATTCGAGAAGATATGAGCCCTCGCCCCCGATTGGCGGGTTAGACGCGATGATCGCCCGGCAACGATGGCCCTCAGCCGAGCGGAGCCAGCCGAGTACAAAGTTGACCTTGTACGGGCTTAGCTGTGCACCTTCGTCGATAGCAATCAAATCGTGGGGTCTGCCCTGCCATCCCTTTTCCGAATCGGGGGCATCCAAGTGACCACACTCCACAAGTCGGCTGTCTTTCGTGGTCAGCCGCTTCAGAACGCTGTTCTTGCTGTCCGCGTTCTTGCAGATTTCCGTCAGGCGTTCCCAGAACCCATTAAGATCATTGGACTGGCGACGGAACACAACTGACCGGTAATGCTCCGTAAGGCACAGCCCGCAAATCAGATCGGTCTTGCCCCCGCCAGCAGCGCCACCGTACAGCAGCAAATCCGCCTGCGAAAGATACGCGTCTAGCTGCGGACCCAGCGTGGGCAGCCACGGCTTCGACAGTTCAACCTCCAGAAGCTTGTCGAGTTCGGCTTTCTGTGGCTCGGTGAGCCCCGCAAGAAGCGCGTCGAGCCGCTCACTTGCTGTCATTCCGCCGACTTCGCGAGCAAGAGCGCAACCGCAGCCTTGCGCTTGGCGTCAGACACATTCTCGAACTTGAGCGGGTTCTCGCGGTCGCCCGCTATCGTATGTGGGAGCACCTTGCCGAGCAGCGCGGCGAATGCGCTGGTGTTGGCCGTGGCAAGCGTGGTGAGGTAGCCGACCATCCCGCCATCGCCACCAGCCGCGTCCGCAGCGGCCAGGATCGCCTCTTTAAGCTGCGTCGTCATCTTGTTCGGGACGCCAGCTTTTCGTCCGGCTCCCTCGCGGCGTCCACCATTTCCCATTTGAAATTTGTGCCTACTTTTTCAGTCTTGTAATTGTCTCATAATTGTCCCATATTTGTCGCATGGGGAAACTGAGGTACGTGGATGCGAGCGACGACCACCGCTGTGGGCAACATAGCGATGCCGGGAGACATAATTCAATTGCAGGCGGGATCGCGCAAACCTGGCCTGAAAGTTCGGGTGCTGGATGCCAGCCGCACGGAGATCGAATTCGACGCGGAAGACCTCGCCTTGAACAGAAAGGCCAGACGTGCGAAGCGCTCAAACCGTGGCTAGCCGAAGGTATGAGCCGATCCACATGGTACAGGCGGCGCAAGGAACCCCAAACGCCGCCCACTTAGCCTCACTGGCTGCGATACCAGTTCGCCGCCGTCCCCGCATTCGCCGGGGTGCCGGCGTAGACATAGCAGTAGCGGGTGTTGGCCGTCATGGCGGTAATCGCATTGCTGATCGTCTGACCGGTATTGGCGCTGAGCGTGAGCGCAGTCTGGGTCTGCGTTGAGAACAGGCAGACTTCCTGACCATCAACCGGGGACGCTGGCAGCGTGACCGTACCAGTCGCGAGTGTGCCGGCCGGAGTTAGGATCAATCGGGAAACGCCATTTGGAACCGTGATACTGAAAGCCGTGAGCGGCGTCTGTTGGCTGTACTGGACCGCTCGCATCTGAGGAATGGAAATATATTCCGTCTGCGGCTGAGCGCCATTCGCAAGGCCGGTATCGGCCGGAACTTGTTCATTGCCCGTCAACCCGTAAGCGGACGCGACAGTTGGCAATGTGGGCCAGAGGCCATAACCAACGGCAAAAGCGGCACTCGCGCTGACGCCAACAAGCAGCGCAGCGCCGATGAAGGCGTGACGGAGTTTCATAGGTAGGTTCCTTGAGGGCGGCCTTGAGGAGAGGGAGGCAGGCTAGAAGGCCACTAGCCCAAAGGATTATTTCTTAAGAACAGCGTCAGCCTTCGCGTCGATCCTTCGCTCTTCAGATTTAGACAGTTTTCTTTTGTGCTCCATTTCGGATGCGCGCGCTTTGGCGTTTCTGGCGTGAGACTTATCCTCGACCGGATAGGCGCGCTTGCCGGGCTCCGCAAATTTCTTCGCCGGGATCGCGTCCCGAGCTTTCGTGGTCAGTTTCGACATGTGAGAGAGCCCTTAAAATGGTCTCAGCGAGATCGCGCTCTAGCCTATGGGTGTCGACGGGCTGACGATCCGCCATGACGCCTCGCATTTTTTTCGCTTCCCCCTGCATTTTCGCTTGACGATGGGCACAAATGACCTATTATCACCTCATCAAGGGCTTCGGCTCTCCCTTTTTCCCAAGGAGCGAGACGGTGATCGATTATGCCGCGCGAGACGCCAACATCGCCGCTGACGAGCGTAAAACATGGGCCGCGCTTATCGCCGAATATGACGCGCCGGAAGAGCGCAAAGCGTGCGCCCTAGCGATATTGCCAAAAATTCCCGACAAGCAGATGGGGTGCTGCTCCGATTTCATCGGATTGATCCTGACCGCCATTCTGGATGGCTCCAAGCCCGAGCCAAGCCATCTGCACTTGCTCAAGCTCAACAAAATATAAGGAGGAGGCGCATATGACCCACGCGACACACGATGATCCAATTTCGAAGCCTCGGTTTTGACGGGCGGAATCAACCGCCTAAACGTTTCGCAAGATTTTTCGAGTTTAGCCAACATTTCCGTTGACACACCGGCACAAATGGCCTATTGTCTGGTCATCGAAACGGAGCAAACCAGATGACCACTCAACCAGAAATCATCGCCGAAGTGTCCAAGCTGGACAGCGTCTATTCGGCCAAGGCGTTTGGCGATAACCGAGTATATGTCAACATCGTCGGCTATAACCGCTCGTTTGCTGGCGACCGCAACGCTAAGATTTTTTGGGACACCAAGCTTGGCTGGCGCATAGAGGGCCTAAAAGGCAATATGTCCCATGAATTTGCGCGCAACATCCGTGCCTTCGCCGAGATCTATTATCCCCGCGCTTTCACCGTTTAAGGAGCGACCAAATGTCTATCAAAGCAACACGCGCCCGCAAGCTGTCGATCATCGGCGATTGCCCCGGATCGTTTGAGGCGATGATACAGGCCATCCCCGACGCGGTTTTTGACGCGCTTACATCACGGCAAATAGCGCTGCTGGTGGACGCCAATTGGCGCTTGGCGGGAGCCTCAAAAGCCATCGCAGCCCGCAGTGCGATCGCGGAAGGCGGTGTGTGGGACGTCCAACGGGAGCGGTTTGTCGAGCTAAGGGCGACGCCCTAGAGCGTCGCCCCCCGTCTCAGCGTGTGCCGATTCATTCAACGACGACAGTTTCGATCCACAGCGGGACGTTGCCCCGCGACAACTCTTACAGCCTGCGCCGATTATCTATGGCAGAGAGTTTCGATCCACGGCGGGAGCCGTCCCGCGACCGCGCGAGCGATGCTCTCGCGCAAAGACAGCCTATCATCACACAGGGATATGTCAATGACCGCCGCCGAATTCGCCGCCCTTCGCAAGCGCCTCGGCCTCACTCAGGCCGAGATCGGCGAGCTGATCGGCAAATCAGCCCGGACAGTGAGAGCTTTCGAGGCCGGGTTTCGCAAAATCCCCCGATCCGCCGAGATCATCCTCACCGGGACGGCCATCGCCTTAGCCTTGCGCGCCCACTGAGCAGCGGTCTC